ATGTATGAGTTTTCAATTAGACAAAAAGCAAAGAGTCAAAGAGATAATAAAATGCGGTAAAGATCCATCTTACTTTCTCAACACGTATGCCCGTATATCACATCCGATGCACGGGCAGATTCTTTTTGATACTTACGACTTTCAAGACGAGCTTCTCAAAGAGTTTAATGACTATCGCTTTAATGTAATCCTCAAAGCACGACAGCTTGGAATCTCAACGATTACAGCAGGCTATATTGTCTGGATGATGTTATTTCATCGCGATAAGGCGATTCTTGTTATGGCAACAAAGTTTGCCACTGCTGGAAACTTGGTAAAGAAAGTCAAAAGCATTATGCGCAATCTTCCCGATTGGCTAAGGATTGCAACAATCGATGTGGATAATCGTAACTCCTTTGAACTGTCCAACGGCTCTTCCATCAAAGCGGCATCAACATCGGGTGACGCCGGCCGTTCAGAAGCCCTTTCTTTGTTGGTGCTTGACGAAGCAGCCCATATTGAAAATCTTGGAGAACTATGGACAGGTCTGTATCCTACGTTGTCCACCGGTGGTCGCTGTATAGCCTTATCAACACCCAACGGCGTGGGCAATTGGTTTCATAAAACGTGCGCGGACGCGGAAGACGGTTCCAACAATTTTCACCTAACAACCCTTCAGTGGGATGTCCACCCAGACCGCGATGATCTATGGTATAAGAAAGAAACCAAGAATATGTCCAAGCGACAAATCGCCCAAGAGCTTCAGTGCAATTTCAACACATCTGGCGAGACCGTAATTGATCCCGAGTGCATGGAGTGGCTACTGTCCGTCGTCAAGGAACCAAAATATCGCACAGGATTTGATCGCAACTTTTGGATTTGGGAAGAGTTTGACCCCACGTGCAATTATTTAATGGTGGCGGATGTGGCGAGAGGCGATGGTGCTGATAATTCTGCATTTCATATCATTAAGCTTGAAACTTTAGAGGTGGTCGGAGAGTACCAAGGAAAACCCACAATAGATATGTATGCCGGAATGCTTAATCAAATTGGTAGAGAATTTGGAGGATGTATGCTTGTGGTTGAAAACAACAACATTGGTTATTCGGTGTTGGATAAGTTAATCGATTATCAATACCCCAATTTATATCACTCAATTAAGTCAACTCACGAATACATCGAGCAACATCAAGCAGAAGTACTTAACTCCGCAGTTCCAGGGTTTACCACCTCAATGAAAACACGCCCCCTTATAGTTGCGAAATTAGAGGAGTTTATCAGAAATAAACTAATTAAAGTATATTCATCGCGCACAGTTAACGAGATGAAAACCTTTATATGGAGGAACGGCAAGCCACAGGCAATGAAAAGCTATCATGATGATTTGATTATGGCTCTTGCGATTGCATGCTGGATTCGCGATACAGCGCTTCAAGCAAATGCTAGAGATTTAAATTATCAAAAAGCTTTTGCTGATGCTGTTGTTATCAGTACTACGACTATGAATACTCAAATAAAAGGACAAATTGGCTACAAGAAAGATAATGTTTTTGATAAAATGAATGAAGCTAGAAAAATGTATGATGAATTTAACTGGATTATAAAGTGAGAAAATAAATGCCACAACAACGCAACCCTAGAGACTCAGAATCAACCTTATTTAAGGCCCTCACCAGATTGTTTTCTGGGCCCATTATTAGTTACCGCTCTCAATCCGGTCGCCGTATTAGAAGACAGCATCTAGATAAATTCTCTTCTAGATTTAAATCTGCTTCGGGTCAGCAGTTTAAAAAGACGCTTTATAATCCTTTAGATTCAATTGCGTCGAATGCCATTGCTAACCAAAGACGCTCCGAGCGATACGTGGATTTTGATCAGATGGAATATATGCCAGAGATTGCATCTTCGTTAGATATCTATGCTGATGAAATGACCACCTACTCTCAGTTGAGTCCGATGCTAAATATTAAATGTCCCAACGAGGAACTTCGCGCAGTTTTGGACGTGCTTTATGAAAACGTTTTAAATTTGCAAAGCAATCTTTTTGGTTGGGCTCGGACAATGTGCAAATATGGCGACTTCGTCTTATACCTAGAGGTTGATGAAAAGTATGGTGTTCAATCAGTTATAGCTCTTCCACCACAAGAAGTCGAACGCCTCGAAGGCCAGGACTCCACCAATCCAAATTATGTTCAATATCAGTGGAACTCGGCCGGCCTGACATTTGAAAACTGGCAGATCGCCCATTTTCGTATTTTAGGCAATGACAAATACATGCCCTATGGAACCTCCGTTCTTGAACCCGCGCGCCGCATTTGGCGCCAGCTTACACTTATGGAAGACGCCATGATGGCTTATCGTGTCGTTCGTTCTTCCGAGCGACGAGTATTTAAGATTGATGTGGGCGCCATTCCGCCGCAGGACGTGGAGCAATATATGCAAAAGATAGTATCACAGCTTAAGCGCCATCAAGTAGTTGATCCGGACACTGGGCGAATTGATCTTCGATATAATCCAATGTCGATTGAAGAGGATTACTTTATTCCCGTACGAGCAGGTTCAGCCACCACAATCGAATCTCTCGCCGGCGCCCAGAATATCACAGCAATCGACGATATCAAATATCTTCGCGACAAGTTATTCTCTGCACTAAAAGTTCCGCAGGCATATCTTTCCATGGGAGAAGATGCAGCAGAAGACAAAACAACTCTCGCTCAAAAAGACATTCGTTTTGCAAGAACCATCCAAAGGCTCCAGAGAGTTATAATTGCCGAGCTTACAAAGATTGGTATTATTCACCTGTACACTCTTGGTTTTAGGGGTGATGATTTGCTGGCCTTTGATCTGTCCCTCAACAATCCTTCCAAGATTGCGGAGCTTCAAGAGTTAGAACATTGGAAACAAAAGTTCGATATCGCAGCTTCAGCTACAGAAGGATATTTCTCACGTCGTTGGGTTACTGAACATGTCTTTGGGATGTCTCATGAAGAATTCATTCGCAATCAACGAGAGATGTATTATGATCGCAAACAGGATGCCTCTCTACAACAAGTGGCAGAGGCCGCAGCTGCAGCAGAGACTGGCGGAGCCCTTGGTGGCGACATGGGCGGCGACATGGGCGCACCACTAGGTGGAGAACTGGGAGGCCCAGAAGAAATGCCCGCCGGAGCGGCCGGCATGGAAGAGCCAGCCCCAGAAGAGGGTGGCGGCGAGGAGTCCGCGCTTTTGGCAACTCCCCCAGGATCCCGTCCATCTCCCCGTCACGAAGAAAAACCCACTCGTACCCCGGGAGATAAGGGCAAAATATCGCACCACAAGAAACCCGGCTCAAACGACCACAACGTTGGACGTAGAAAAGTAAGCCTCTCCTCCAAAGCCAGCGAGCTTGGGCGCGCCCCAGAGCGTCAAAGAGTACCTGGCGCCCGAGCAATTTCGAATCTCGCTAAAATAAACGGATTAGCAAACGGAATTACAGAAGGTGTTTATCGAAGCGAAGAGTCTATTTATAGTTTGAGGGAAGGAATAGAAGAAGACAAGCTGTTTCATATAAATAAATCTGTTCGTAATTTAATCAGTGAATTGGAAACGAAAGAAAAAGAAACCAAAACGGAGCAAAAAGATGAAAATTAAACATAACAAAAAAAGAAACACAGCATTCATATATGAAGCTCTTATTAGAGAGGCAACCGTGGCGGCGATGCGAGGAGACGCAGAGAAAAGAAAAAAAATAGTAGGGATGATCAAAAAGCATTTTAATAGCGATAGCATGCTCAAAAAAGATTTGGGATGCTATCAGTCTCTATATAAGAGTCACGGCCTGTCACAAGACATGGCACAGAAAATTGTTACAGAAGCCAGAATAGCAAGCAGACTAATTGACCCGGAAGGCCTTTTCAAGCAACAAACGGATTTAATAAACAACATCAACAAGACCATTTCACCAAGTGTGTTTGATAATTTTGTTCCAAACTATAAAACACTGGCGTCAATTGCTCAAATATTTTCACACAAACAAACTCCCAAAAATTCTGTGATTTTAGAAAATCAAATTATACAATATATGACCGAGTCCCTTCCAGAGCCTCCCGCTGTCCCTGGCGATAAATTTGTTTATGAGATGTTTGTTGATAAATTTAATAAAAAATATGAAAACGAATTATTACAAGAACAAAAACAGCTTTTAAGTTGTTATATTTCGTCCTTTGCTGATAATGCTTTAGAATTAAAAGTGTTTCTTAATGAAGAAATTTATAGATTAAAAGAAAAACTCCAAGAAGCAAAGACGAGGGATGACATTAAAAATGATTCTGAAATGTTCGAAAAAACAGACAAGATTATAGAAAAGTTGAGTTCCTTTTCCACAAAGCCAATCAACGAAAAGATCGTCGCGACAGTCATTAAGACACAACAACTAGTAAAGGAAATTTACGAGAATGGCAATAGTAATTAAAGTTGGTGCACCGCCGGCTGAAAAAACAGTTACCCTAGAATTACAACTAAGAAAAAGCATAGCCGGCGATCTTATGGTTTTTGATCACGGCGACATTGACATTGTACTTTCGCCGGCAAAAAACAAAGTAACTGCTTTTCCAAAAGAAACAATGAGTGATTTGGTTTATGGCGCGCAAAACCGCCTGTTTGCTTTCCTAAAGAAGAAAGGTGTAGTCATTCCAGAATCGATTCAAGCCGGCGCCTTTGGAGGATCCATGGAAGCAATGCTGGAAACCCCAGTGTCAGAAGGCGTTAGCGCACCCAAAATGGCCCTTATTAATGTTTCAAAATTTATTGATGACGAGCGTCCATACTTTGAGAATACTGAGGCGATTATTTCAATGACTGATGATGAACTCCTTCATCCCGATAAGGCCGACTCAACCGAGTTGGGAGATGTTCCACAAAGCACCGATCAAGGTTCGATTCGACCAGGGTTTATTAGAGATCCATATTCACTAAGTTACTTGTATACAATATAGAGGCGTTGATCTCCGACATGAAAGAAATAATGGAAAATTGGAGCGGTTATGTAACAGAGATAGCTATTGAACCAAAAACAGCGCCCATGACTTGGGCCCAGTTATCTCTCATCACCAAAGCCGCCGCCCTGAAAGCGCAAGGTAAATTAAATAAAGAAAAAGAGGGTGTCCTCATGTCCCAACTGGGTGATACCGCCGCCGAGTTAGCAGCCGCGCTGCTTACAGATTTGATCCCCTTTGCAGGTACTGCCAAAACAGTTGGCTCAGCTATGGTTGGACTCTGGAAAGCCTATGCACAAAAACCAGATCAAGAGACCGCGGATAATCCAATATTATCTGCTTTTAATTTAAGCGATGGATTTCAAGAATTAATTGATGATCGACTTGAAGATGAGTTTATAGCAGAAAAGATACCCGAGATTGAAAAAATGGCTCAAGCGGCGCCCAACGAACCTATCCCCAACATGGATGAGGTAATCAAACAATGGCTAGCTACGCGCCAGATCGGTGGCCAAATTGGAAATACTGTTGCCCGAGTAAAACAATAATGGAACTATTAACATTCACACTATGCGCCTACGGGCTCACACAAATGTTGGTATATGGTAAGATATTTGATCATATAAGACCAACAAAAGGAAAGCTGGGAAAGTTGTTTTGTTGCCCAATGTGCATGGGTTTTCATGTCGGCTGGGTTTTAATGCTACTTTCTCCTTTCACAGAACTATTTAGTTTTGACGTAAGCGTTGTGAATTTCTTCCTTTTGGGGGGGTTGTCATCAGGAACGTCATACGTATTAAATATGATTTTTGGAGATGAAGGAATAAAACATGTATACAAACGTTTGGATTAATAAATGGATGCTGCAACCGGTGCGTCATTGTTGCAAAGGTAGTTGACTATGGGTAAAGTACTTTTACGAGAATATTATGAACTTTGTGAAGGCGGTGTCTGTCAAGATCTTTTAACAGAAGACGAAAAGAGATTTGTCGCCGGCGGCGGAATGATTTTGTCTGGGATTATGCAGAAAGCAGATACCCAGAACGGAAACGGCCGCGTTTATCCAATGGAAGTTTTAACGAGAGAAGTAAAAAATTATTCTAAGTTAGTAAAAGAACGTCGTGCCCTCGGCGAGTTAGATCACCCGGAGGATTCGGTCATCAACCTTACGAAAGCCTCCCATATGGTGACTGCCATTTGGATGGAAGGAAAAGATGTTAAAGGTAAGATCCAAGTTCTTAATACACCTGCAGGCCAAGTCCTCCAAGAATTAGTTAAAGCCAATGTTAATGTTGGAATTTCTTCTCGCGGAATGGGTTCCGTCAGCGAAAATCAAGGGGGCACCATTGTTGAAGATGATTTTCAATTGATTTGTTTCGATATGGTTTCAGAGCCTTCTACCCCGGGCGCCTTCATGGTGAAGGAGGCCAAAGACTTAAATAGCCCCAATATTTTTACAAAAGCTGATAGAATTAATCGACTATTAAACGAGGTATTAGAAAATGAGTAACAGCTGGTCAAGCTATGAGAAAGATAAGCTTATAATGGAGTCGTGGCGGAGCCACTTAAAATTTGTGA